AGAAACTGTAACCGCAGATGCAGCAGTACTTGTTGTATATGCATATACAGTCGCTGTTGTTGAAGCAGGTGTGACTGTGATTGATGAGGATCCAGCAGATGCATTGACTGTTGAACCAATTGCAGATACGAGGCGTGTGTTAGCACCAACTGCAGTAAATGTGACTGGTGTTCCAGCAACTACTGTAGCGGTGATAAGAAGTGCTTCGTTGTTTGTTGCAGTTGTGGTATCTGCAACGCTTACTACGTTGTCAGAAGGAACCTTAACTGTGAATGGTGATGCTGCTGTACCAGAACCAGATACTTCAGTTGTTACGTCTACTGAAACGGTATTGGCACTTGCAGGTGTCACTACTAGTGTGCCCAATGTCATGGCTGCAACCACGGCAAGAGCGATCTTCTTAAATGAATTCATTTTTCTCCTTTTATTATTCATTTGATTTATATTGTTTTTAGTCTATCCAAATAGTCTTTTATGTCTTCTATTTGACTAGATTTATATTGTATCACGTTCTCTGGGAGCGTGTCAACTTTACGAGGCTTATCTTTAAAAGTATGAATGTCAACTTCAAGGTTTAAATCTCTTGGGGTATAAGATATGGCACCAAAAATAGCACCACATACGGCGTCTGCCAAGTCTTTAGATGATTTTCTTGGGTGGTCTACATTTTTTCCATTCTTTGTTATTTTTAATTCTGTCAATTCTTCAAACAAAAGTTCTATCGTCGGCATTGCAAGTCGCTCTTCGTATACAAGCATTGCCATATCCTCATATTGTTTTTTTGAAACAGAGACCGTATCTGTTCTCATACCTACAGCCTTTAACTCATTTTGAATATCAAATGATTGCCATCTATCGAATGTAACCATTCCTATATTAAAACCAAGCCTTCTGAGATTTTGAATCCACTGCTTAACCTCAGAAAGATTAACTGGGCCTTCAACTTTTGGCTCCCACCATGCTACTGCATCAACAATTACTACTGGTGAGATTTCTTCATAATTTTTTATTACTTGAACATTTACCCACTTATCAACATGTGCAATAGCAACTGCACACTTGTCATGTTTTTGTGCTAAGTCTGCGTGTACATAATAAATCTTGTCTGGATCTGGCTTAAAGTTATTTTCAAATCTTCTAAATTGATCTAAAGGATTTCTTATAGTCATACAAGAACGAACCTTTTCTGCTTGCTTAAAAAATGCATCTGATGCATAAGTAGGAACACAGGCAAATCTCATCATTGCATCACCTAGGTCAGTCATAAAAGCAATTTTAAAATCATCTACTTTTCTTGTTGGGTTGACCTCCCACGTTGCTCTTTTTAATGCAAATACTCCAGGATATTTATATGATTTAATTTCATCATAGTCCCAAGAAATTTCAAACCAGTTATCCTCCTGGTCTTCTGGTAATAATGGATTGATTATAAATCTATGTGTTTTTGTTATAACTTCTTTTTCAGCAATTACAGAATCATATCTTTCTGAAATAAAGTCTCCGTTATATCTTGGGAACGAAAGCAAAACAACTTTTCCTAAATCTGGAAAACGAGAATCTACAGATCCACGGAATGCCTTATAAATATTATCTGCTGTTTTTCCTTGTTCGTTTCCTGTCATAACCTCTGAAGCAAAACCAGAGATCTCATCAAGAACTGCGAGTAGCAAGTTCAAGCCCTCATGAGACTCACGTTCAGAGTGACCAGAGTAAACAGTTATAGATTTATCAAAACCTATTGAGTCTACCTTTGCTTCATACTTTCCAGAAAACCATGGTGACTTTTCAATTTTAGTTTTAAATCCTTTAAAGAAAACGTTCTTTGCCTGTTGTGCGTTAATAGCAACATTGATCAGATCTATTGCGTCTCCGCTTGGTTTTCCGAAGTATCTTGCTGGGTCTTTAAGACATAATAACTTATATACGATATAGGCGCAAGCCACAGTAGATGTAAAGTCTTTTCCGCTACCCTTTCCCAACTGTAGGATAATTTCATTTTTAGTATATTTTTCATAATACTTAGCACCTTCTTCTTCACCCATTATTTCCTGTAAATCTTCTTTACGATAGATCTGACTCATTGCTTGAACAACGTCATACTGTGTATCAGATAGTGGTGGCTGGCCTAAGTATTCTGGAGACTCCACAAATGTCTTTACATCAACAGGTTGCTCTTCAAAATAATTATCTTTTAATGCTTCAAGAAAATCATCAAACATCATGGACAATTGTAATCACTTCATCCTTTTTTGCAATGTCAGATAGCCTACGCATAATTTCATCTCTTACTTCTGGATACTCTGATGCTATATCACGAAGTATTGACATTAAAACTTCTTGTCTACGTTCTATCTGAATCATTTCTTCGGCTAATTCTTTATTTTCTAGCAGTCCTGCTTTTTGCAACATGTCAATTCTTTTTGCCTCAATATCCATGACAAGTTTAATAGCCTGAGTTTTTGCACCCAAGTTATTGCTTAGTGTTGCTTCAGATATAACTTCATGTGCTAATAATTTTAAATTATCATAATGAGTATCTGCAATTGCTAAAGCCTCTTTTGCACGACCACGGATAGCGTCATTGGCAGATGCCATAACCTTCCACTCATTTATATATTGAACAACTCTGTTTCTAGGCATGGCAAGATCTTTTGATATCTTTGTAGCATCATTGCCTTTTAGATATTCTGCAACAACATTATTGATTTCATCTAAATGCTTGACTAAATCTTCTTCAGTTGACATCTTTACCCTTTGCAATCTTTAATAGCACTAGATATCCAATAAGATCATCTATATCATTGTCTCCTGGATAATCTGTACCCTTCATAAGTCTATTTAATTTATCGTCAATACGGACATGAAGTTGTTCTCTTGGCCCAGCCTTTGAAAATATACGTACAGGCTCAAGTGCTGAATTTCCGTATGCAATATTCTTTTTAACTAGCATATGTGCAATCTCATGGCAGGTTTCTAAAATATCTTTACCTGCTTCTGTTCCTACTGTAAGCAAGTATAAATCATCACATTTAAATCTTTGTGAATCTGCAAAAACTGGTTCTAAACTCATCTCTTTGACTTCCTTAATCCAAATTTAGCAAGGTAAACGTAAATAGTTTCCACTGTTACTCCGCACTCCTTCGCTATGTCCTCTGGTGTTTTTTTATCAAAATGATATCTTTTCTTAAGCCACAGTTCATTTGAATATAGTTTAGCACTCATACCTACTCCTTGTCAACACCGATAGCCTTATGCCAGTTATTTATGGACCAATGACCTATTCCACATGCGTCTGCAACATCATTATCTGATATTTCTTTATCATAAATAACACTTAAAAGTTTTATAGTTCTTTGCTTTCTAAATTCTCTTTCATAAGATTTATACCAAGAATCAGATTTTCCTGGATTTAAAGATCTTATTTTAATCTGCTCTTCCTTTGTAAGTCTTTTATTGCCTATATAGTTTTGCCAAGTTATCGGAGATACCTTACCAATATGAGTAACTCCTGCTGCACCAGCACCACCTATTATGGCACCCTGAACTAGGGCTAAGTCTGCTGCCGTTTTTGGGCTATTCATAAAAACTGTATGCTCTATGACAACTGCTTCTACCAAATTAAAATGATCAAATAGGGCCTTAGATTTTTTACATGCATCAATAACCTTTTGATATATATCATTTCCTTCAAAAGTTATCTTACCAAACCTGTCTAACTTTTTATATGAATAGATAGAAAAAGCAAGGCTGTTTGTGCTTGCATCTATTGCACAAATAACCCCAGGTGTTTTTGATAAGTCTGAATTAGGATATCTATCAGTATCTGATGCCCTAGCCATTTGATAATCCTTTGATTTGTTTTATTACCTTTTTTACGTCATTTGGGTTAATAGAACACTTTGTACATAGTGGCTCATCATTATATATTGACAATTTATCTCCACACTCCTTGCATGTTCTATTTTTACCTTTTCTTTTTTGTCTTCTAGTTTGAACGTATCTTTGTGCTATCTTTTCTTTTGTAGCAGCCTCTCTACATTCTTCAGAGCAATATATTTGATAAGATACTGCTGACTCAAAGTTATGATCACACCATTTACAGTTCTTCATTTTGCAGTAACTCCAGAGGTTTAATTTTAATTACCCCTGTCTCTGCTTCAGCGCATGCTTTTTGAATTGGACAAACCTTGCATATTTTAGAGTTAGACCTATATGGTTTCTGAGGCAGTTCTTTGTCCTGCCAACTCTTATACACTGTCTTCATCCAATCAAATGCCTGGTCTACCCACCGACGGTAATGATCGTTTACTATTATTGGTAGAGTTAGAAGTTCGTGATTGTTTTTATTTTCATAAATCATTACGCCCTTCTTGATTCCCCAAACCTTCATGTAAATTAGCAACTGCATAAGATGACCCATCTTAGGCTTTCTGCTATTCTTTTTATACTCAAAACCCTCGTTAGAGATAGTTTTAATTTCTCCAACGACTCTCTCATTGTTAATATTAAGCATTACATCGCCATAGCCGTCAAAAGGAGGATCATCTATTTTAACTCTGAACTCCATTGCTGGGTGTGTTTGCTTGTTATACTTTCTTTGCAATGGATCCATTTCCATTGTTTCGTCTAAAAGTCCAGATGCCTCAATAGCCTCCTGAATTCTTCCGTGTCCAAGAGAGCCGTTAGTTCTATTTGCCACACCAAATGCATCAGAGTTATCGTAATGAACCGCACCATCAAATGCTAGATACCAGTATCTAGGACATTCTCCTGCTCCATATGTTAAAGCAGATGCAGAGAAATTATTTTTCTTTTGAAACTTAGGCTTGGTTTTTGTTAAGTAACCAGACTCTATTTTTTCTATTAAGCCGTCAATAAAACTTACATCTTCTTGGGGCTTAGTGCTTGCCTTGCTTTCTTTTAACATTACTTGTTGTAATAAATTTTTAGCCATGTTTTCCTTTGTTTAAATTAATTATATCAGATCTTAGCGAGTTATGTATTTTAATGCAGACACTAAGTTATTAATAGACTCTGCTGCTGTGTAATATAGATTTTTTTGACCACGGTTAGATTTGTCTACGTTAGCCATCCAAGTTGCACGTAGTGCCATCTTAGAGGCTATAGCCTGAAGTCTAACAATCTCTAGAGTGGCCACATTCATTGGAATATCTGGCTTTATGATTAATTTTGCAATTACTGTTAATGCCGTAGTAAATTCCTCATCATTCATATACTCTGATATTTCTGATAGCCCATTGATCATTTCTAGTGTTGTTTGTTGTTGTTCCATTACCCCATCGATTCTCTTGGTATTCCGTCTCGCAAACCATCTTCTGCCCAAATCCTAAAAGCAGCCTGCATATCTGGTCTTGCTTGTAATTTATCTAAGTATTCTTTTCTTTTACCTGGATATTTTTCTGGATCTATCGGATTTTCCTCACCTGTAAATCTATAACTATTAGTAGGGCAATAATCCATGCTAATAATTTCGCAGAACTCTCCCTCTTTAAACTTACGCTTAGGTCTCCAGTGTATCTGATTAACTGCACTGAATACTATTGTTTGACCAGGACCAAGGGTGTACTTAGTAAAGTTTCCAGTATCATTCCAATTACCAACATATAAATCCCATTCTATGTTAGTATTTGGGCAGTAGTTAATTGTTACTAAGTTTTCATCTGCATCTAAATGAGGAGGAAGTGCTGGACTATTATCGCCATATCCATACTTCAGGTTATAGTCTATATAGTTCCAGTGACATAATGCTATGTCTCCTTTATATAATGGCTTTGCAATATTATCTAGCACAGCCTCGCAATCTTCTGGCATGTCAAATTCAATTAGAACTCTTGACATATTTTTTGCTATTTTGGGCTGGAACCTACTTTTAAATGGAGAATTTCTAATATATCCATCTTCAAT